TGGTTGAAGAAAATGAAGAGCTTTCTAAATTTTTAATAAATTATTTTAAATCTAATATTGGGGAATTAGTGTAAATGATTTTATCAACACCCCCTACAGCTCTCAACGATCTGCACCACAGGGGGTTACTCTTTTATGAAGTTTTTAACTCTATACGGCAAAGAGAAGCCTGTAAGAAACGCCCACAAATATAAAATTAAGTGGAATGGTAAATGTCGTAGCAAATTTCAAGCAGAAGTAAGAAAATATCTCTACAAACATTGGAAACATGACGCCGTATACGAAGAATTCAAGGTGGCTGGAACGCAGTTGTCGCTTGATTTCTACAACCACACAAGAAAAATTGCCATAGAAGTTCAGGGCGCTCAACATCTTAAGTTCGTTAAACATTTTCACAAAACAAGAGCAAATTTTTTGCGCCAAATCCGTAGGGATGATAAAAAAATGGACTTTTGCGAGCTTAATGATATAGAATTCTTGCAGATTTACCCAGACGATAAATTATCAGAAGAATTTTTCGAAAATCTCCTCAACTAGTGTAAAATACACTACATGCAAAAGCCAAAATTTAAACAATTCGAACTGCCAGAGAAGATTTTGACCCAGCTTTACGAGTTAACTGGAGGCGCAGAATCTTATAAAGGCTTCATTATTGCCTACTGCGATGAAGAAGGTACGCCGATTGTTTACACAAGCTGCGACTCTCAGATCACAGAGTCTGGCTTAATCAAGTCTATTGAGGCTTATCTGGAAGAGTATTCCCAAAATGGCTACGAAGTTGGTCAAGAATAAGATTAACGCTTGACAACAGGTGCGACGTATGTATTATTCGTCGTATATGATATATAGTCTCGAAATCGAAAAGCAGGTTTTAGCCGCCTTCATCCAGAAGCCTAAAGTTCTCGTGAACTTTATCCATTTGATTGGAGAATCAGATTTTTATGATGGTTCGCTTTTACATAGAACTTTGTTCGCTGTACTAAAAAGAGCTTGTGAGCAAGACGAACAAATTGACGAAATTGTTTTAGTCCAAAGAATTAAAGACCTTGGGATTAAATTTGAAGAAGATCTTTCTTTGATTGATTATGTACGCTCACTTTCTATGCGTAAGATCCACTCAGAAGAGAAGATTGAATCCTCAATTAAAGAGTTGAAGAAGTATAGCGTCCGTAGAGAGATTCAAAAAACCGCTCAAAAGATTGCGGACTCAATGAAGAGGATTTCTCCAGATACATCGTACCTAAAGATAGTGGAGTGCGCTGATCAAATCTATAATGAGAAAATTAATTTGTTTGAAGTTGGTTCCGATACTCCAGAAAATATTTATGAGGAGATGGAAAACTTCATCGAAGAAAGGGGCAACAACCCATTAGAGGAATTTGGCATGATGGGTCCTCATGAAAAGATTAACGATATTTATGGTTCCCTCTTACGCCCAGGAAATATTACAGTTATTGTAGCTCGTTCTGGTGTTGGTAAAACTCAATTCTGTATGGATTACGCAACCAAAGTATCGGCAAGGTATGACGTCCCTGTATTACACTTTGATAATGGAGAAATGAGCAAAGAAGAATTAATTATTCGTCAATGCGCTGCTTTATCTGGTGTACCAGCATACTTGCTCGAAAGTGGCAAATGGAGACAAGCTGGCGAAGAAACAGTTACAAGAGTCCGTTCGGTTTGGAACAAAGTTAAGAACCTAAAATTTTACTACTACAATGTTGGTGGTATGGACGTTGACTCAATGATTAACACACTGAAAAGATTTTATTATTCCAAGGTTGGTCGCGGCAACAAGATGGTTTTTTCTTTTGATTACATTAAAACATCTTCAGACTCTGGCTCCGCCAACAAAAACGAATGGCAACTCGTCGGTGAGATGGTTGACAAGTTTAAGAAGTGTATTCAAAAAGAAATACTTGAAGAAGGGCTTCCAGTAATTCCAATGATTACATCAGTACAATCTAATCGCAGCGGCATTACAACCAATCGCCAAAGCGCTAATATTATTGATGATGAATCTATCGTTTCTTTATCTGATCGGATTACTCAATTCTGTTCTCATATGTTTATCCTCCGTCAAAAAACTAATGACGAAGTGGCTGAAGAGGGTAATCAATTTGGAACACATAAACTCATTAACGTTAAGGCTCGCCATTTAGGTAAAGATATTGCTGGCGCAGTTGAGCCAGTTCAAGTTGACGACAACCTTCGTAAGAACTTCATAAACTTGGGTTTCAAAAATTTCAACATCACAGAGTGTGGTGATCTGCGAGACATTGTTACCTTTAGAAATACTGGTGGCGATTTAATTGGAAGCCAATCAGATCAAATCCCTTCATTCGACGACCTATGAACCATTATAGAAACTCATTAGAAAAATTAGGTTATCCATTGCAAGATTGCGGCAACCACTGGAGAACTCGCGCAGTCTTTAGAAATGGAAAAACAAACACTTCTCTTATTATATATAAAGATTCTGGGGTTTGGAGGGATTTCGGTGGAGACAACCAAGCAAAACCTTTTACTGCTTTAATTAAGGAAACTTTAAAAACAGAAGATCCAATTAGGTTAAAGGAATATCTTATTGATAACCCAGAGCAGTATCAGCCGTCAAAACATCAAGAAGAAAAAATAGAAATGGAAAAAATTTACCCACAGTCCCACTTAGATAAACTTTTGCCGATGACAACTTTTTATGAAAAGAGGGGCATTTCCGCAGAAACACAAAAAGAATTTAAATGCGGCTATGCTGGTGGCGGAAAGATGTATCGTCGGGTTGTTTTTCCCATCTACAACTTAGATGGTCAAATTCACGGATTTTCTGGTCGCTCCATTGTTGACGATGATAAGTCTCCAAAGTGGAAACACATGGGAAGAAAAAGCGGTTGGGTTTACCCAAATCATATTTGCGAAGATCCTATCTCCCAAACCAAGTCAGTTATTTTAGTTGAAAGTATTGGTGACTGCCTAGCTTTGCACGAATCTGGATACAAGAATGTATTGGTGACATTTGGCTTGGACGCTTCGGCTAAACTTGTTTCTTATTTAAATGGCTTCGATCTGGACGCGATTATTATCGCCACAAACAACGACGACACAAAAGAAGTTAACTCTGGTGGCAACGCAGCAATTAAAACTGCCGCTAAACTATCTCAAATATTTGACCTCTCTCTAATTAAAATCAATCCACCAACAGCCAATGATTTCGGCGACATGCTTGTTGAGAATAAAAATTTTGACGATTGGTATAATAGGTCAGAGCGCTGGGTTTTGAGTGATCCAAAAATTCAAAGTTGGATTATCGAAAAGATTCAGGAATCAGATGAGTTAAAGAAAAACACTCACTGCAAAAAATTAATTAAAATTTTAAATGGATAAAAAAGAATCAGAATTTGAGGTGGCATTGAGTGCCAGTAGAATCAAGACCGCGCAATCTTGTAGTTGGATATATTGGAACAAGTATAAGCAAAAACTTCCAGACACAAACAATGATGGCGCTAGACGAGGAACAGTGTGTCATAATGTGTTTGAATTTTTATCCAAACAAAAAACAAAAACGCACTTCAATAAGGTTGTTAAAGCCCAAGATCCCTTTGCATCTAAAGCTGTCAAAGATTTAATTATGTCCGATGCTTCTGAATTGGGTGTCACCGATGACGAAAATATGAACATGATTAAGGAGATGATTCTCAACGGTCTTAGCTGCAACTTTCATGGAGAAGAGTTGGGCATTCCAGACGAATCTTATGCCGAGTTAGATTTCAACATAGAACAAAACGGTTATCACATTCGCGGCTTTATCGACCAGTTATTTCTATACAAAGAAAAAAAGATCGCAATTATTCGCGACTACAAAACCTCAAAGAAAATGTTTGAGGGTAAGGAAAAGGAAGACAATTTACAGGATTATATGTATTGCTTGGCTGTAAAAAATCTTTTCCCAGAATATGTGAATAGAAGCTCTGAATTTTTGTTTTTAAAGTTTGATCTAAACAAGAATGGCTTAATGAAGATGAATCCAATTGATGATGATGACTTGGAAGGCTTTGAAATGCAACTGGCATCAATTCAAGACTATTTAGAGCATTTCGATGAGAAGGACGCTGTATCAAACTTCGCCATAGATAAAGGTTTTCCAGAAGACGGCTCTTTTGGTGGTAAGCTCCAATGTGGGTTCGCTAAAGAAAAAGGGCAACTCAAAAAAGATGGAACATTAATGTGGCACTGCCCTTATAAGTTTGATTTCTTCTATGTAACTATTTTGGACGAAAACGGCGAATTCCATTCATCTTGCTTTCAAGACGACTTTGACAAAAGTATGGTTCCAGAAGGCGGTTCGCACGAAGTAAAATATTACGAAGGCTGTCCAAAACACTTGACAAAGTAATCCTTTAGTGCATAATGTCTTGCATGATACCGTTATTCAAGACTCACGCTTCCATAGGTAGAAGTATACTTCGCATCGAAGACGTTAAACGTATTGCTGATGAGAATGAATTTGATGAGGTTTACCTTGTCGAAGATACAATGGTTGGCTTCCCAGAAGCTTTCCGCACGTTTGGTGAAAAGCTTCGCTTTGGCTACCGTTTCTCTATCTATAATGACGATGAGTCAGACGAATCTGAAAGTAAAATGATTGTGTTTGCAGATGGCGACGAAGGTTGTAGAGAATTGTACGATCTGTACACAAGGAGTTTTGACGAAAAATTAAAAACACCTTGGCATGACTATAACAACCTAAAGTTCGCAGTTCCTTTTTACGACTCATTCTTGCATAAGAATTTTGTTGGTTTCAGTAACTGCAATCCAAATCTGCCAAACGAATTAATTTTCTTTGTTGAAAGAAATAATCTGCCGTTTGACGCCATCCTTGAAGAAAGGGTCGCTGACTATGTTATTAACAGTTCTCATTTTTGCACAGATTTGAATATGCAAGTAGTAAAATCAATTTATTATGAAAACAAAGAAGATGTTGAAGCGTTTCAAACATACAAGTGTATTTGTAATCGTCAGCCTGGCCGACAAGCCAGTCTATCTAATCCACGACTTGACCATTTTGGCAGTGATCGTTTTTGCGTAGAAGCTTGGAAGGAGCATAAATAATGGAAGATTTGTTACGATTTAAATTTGATCAAAAATACGTCATTTTTGATACAGAAACTGAAGGTCTTAACCTTGTCACATCTAAACCTTGGCAGCTTGCTTGGATTGAGGCAACTGGTAAAAAAATAGTAAAGAAACAAAACAGATTCCTAAAATGGGATGACCTTAATGTATCCGAAGACGCCGCTAAGGTTACTGGTTTCGATAAAAAAGACTATGAATCCAAAGCCGAAGACCCAGCGGTGGTGTTCAAAGAGTTTATAGATCTAATTAGTCAGGATGATGTTATTGTTGTTGGTCAAAACATTCTTGGATATGACTTATATATGCTTGGCGTTATTGCCAGAAACTTAAACATTATAATGGATTATTCCTTTATTAATAACTGTTTCGACACAAAGGCTATCGCCACAGCCCTCGCCAAAGGCAACAAAACACCCGATAAGGATGATTTTATTGGTTGGCAGATAAAATGGTTACATTATAGAGAAAGAGGCTTAAAGACTAATCAGAAGTTCTTACTACAACATTATGAGATAGATTTCAATGAGACTAAATTACACGACGCTCTTTATGATATTGAAAAGAATTTTGAAATTTTTCAAAAACAACTCTGGGAGTTAGATATATAGTGTAATACCTTGTATGGGATTATTTGATACACTGACATTTGAAAGCTCTGAAAAGTTTGCCCAAAATATCGATTGGGGCAAAAACAAAGTGCCTTCTCAAGTTATTGTCCTCATAAAAGACAACAACAGGTTTCAAACTAAAAGTTTGGATAATTTTATGATGAATTATCTTGTATCCGTCGAAGGTTATTTAAAATCCCAACACTTCGAAGAGTATCAATATGTAAATCCTGACGACAGACCAATTAAAATGGCTGTCGAAGCTATCCGAAAAGGCGAATACTGGATGGATGAAAACTTTAGTGGCAAAATCACCATTATTCCAGATATTTATATTGATTTTCTAGACCAAGATTGGTTTGTCGAGTTTGAACTTTCTTTTAAAGACGGAATCCTTGAAAAAACCACCTGTGTAGATTGTCGGACATCAGACAACGCAGAGAGAAAGCAGATTCAAATAGATTTTATAGAAAATCTTTTAAATAAGATTACATTGCGCGAGAAATTAATGTCTAATAGATTTATTAAAATTTATTTTAAAATTTACGCAGCGCCAATTACAAGGCTTGCCACCAAAATGTGCATAAAATATCCCAAGAGCAAGAAATTTATCAGATTCTTTTTGAAGACTTTTGTTCCCCTAAGTAAGTATTTTTAGCTTGCATTATTCAAAAACATGCCTATAATACAGGTATGTTAAAATTGAAAAATTATAAACAGCCAATGCCAGTTGGCGTTAGATTGCCAGAAATTGAGGTAGATAGACGCGTATACTATCAGTTAGACTTAGATCCAAAATCCTCCAATTATGACCTTTTGAGAGCCTTGTGCCTAAGAGGAGTCAAGCAACGCGGCATAGATAAACTAGAAAATAAGCAAGAATACTATGACCGTGTAAAAATGGAACTTTCGGTCTTGAAGGAGCTTGGTTTTATTGATTATATACTACTAAATTGGGACATTTTAAACTTTTGCCACCACAACGAGATTCCCACTGGTCCAGGACGTGGCTCTGCCGCTGGTTCACTTGTATTATATCTATTAAAGGTCACAAATGTAGACCCAATCAAATATGATCTATTCTTTGAGAGGTTTGTATCCAAAAGCCGTGCCAAGAAAACAATTGTTGATGGGATTACATATCTTGACGGGTCGCTACTAGCTGATGTCGATAACGATATTTCATATGACCGACGCCAAGAAGTTATTGAATACATTGAGCGTAAACACAAGGGTAGGACTTGTAAGATTCTGACACTTAACACTCTAAGCAGTAAACTCTGTGTAAAAGAGTGTGGCAAAATTGTTGGCGAGCTTTCGGAGGACGAAGTAAATGTTATAAGCAACCACATTCCGAAGCAGTTTGGTAAAGTTTTTAAGCTTGATAAAGCTTATGAGGAGAGCGATAAATTCAAAGAATTTGCGGACAAAAACCAAAAAATATATAAAATTGCAAAAAAATTAGAAGGATTAAATAAAAATACAGGAGTTCACCCATCTGGCATTGCTATTAGTTTCTATAATATTGAAGAAATTATGCCGATGCAAAAGACAAACGATGGCCATCTTATTTCTGCTTACGACATGAACGACGTAGCATCCTTGATGGTTAAGTTTGATATTCTTGGTCTTCGTACCCTTTCTGTTGTACACGATACCTGCCAACAATTAGGGATCAACATAGAAGATGTAGATGTTGAGCTTCCAGAAATATATGAAAACTTCAAAAACATTGAAGCGCCGAAAGGCCTCTTCCAAATCGAAGCGGACACAAACTTCAAAGTATGTAAGAAAGTTGCTCCCAGAAGTCTGGAAGACCTTTCTGCTGTCGTTGCGATTGCTCGCCCTGGCGCACTTGACTATTTGGATGTGTACGCTGATTATACCAGCAGTGGTCAATTCCAGTCTGTTAATGAATTCTTTGACGATATCCTCTCTTATACTGGTGGGATTCCACTTTACCAAGAGCAGTTAATGAAAATGGCTGTTAAGGTCGGCTTCACACTTGATGAGTCAGAACAATTAAGACGAATCGTTGGTAAGAAAAAAGTCGACCAAATGCCAGCATGGAGAGCGAAGATTGAACAAAAAGTTGAAGAGAACAACTTAGATAAAGAAGTCGGAGATGTTCTTTGGAAAGTCGCGGAGGATTCTGCTAACTATTCTTTTAATAAATCACACTCGATTAGTTATGCAATTCTCGCGGCTATCACCACTTACCTAAAGTTTAAACATCCTCAAGAATTCTTTTTGAGTTTGCTTAAAATGACTAAGCACGAGCCAGATTCTCACGCTGAAATCGCTTTAATAAATCAAGAATTATGTTTGTTTAACATGAAGTTATTGCCGCCTGATCTATCGAAGTCCGACATTAACTTCAACATTGAGGGTCGCAACATTAGATTTGGCGTTAATAGTATCAAGGGAGTATCGGAGAAAACACTGGAGAGCCTTGTTGACTTCAGAAAAGCTCAAGAGAATAATCAAAACAAGTACGACATATTCCTTACATCCAAACAGTGCGGTCTAAACATAGGTGTATTGTCTGGCCTGATACAAGGAGGCATGATGGATTCCTTTTGTGAATTAATTGGTGACATACCTAATCGCTGCCGTCTTGTTTTAGAATCTCAAGCATTTAACATTCTAACTGAAAGAGAGAAACGTAACGTTATACAGCTCGGCGAAAAACAAAACTACGATGTTTTAAACACTATTCACTCTGCGATTAAGGACAATTTAATTGCTGATGATGGTAAGCCGATTATGAAGCAGTCACGTTTTGAAACCTTCAAAAAGAAATATTCTTCTTATAGAAAAATTTACGACAAAAATAAAAATCATTTAAAATTCGCAAATTGGTTTTTTGAGCGTAAGTATCTCGGCTACAGTCACTCTACACAAATCAAAAATGTCTTTGAAAACTGTGGAGATATGTATAACAGCTTGCAGTTGAAATCCGTCCCAGATAATGATCGCGTGAAGTTTGTTGGTGTTGTCACAGACTGCATATCCAGAACAAGTCGTGCTGGCAACAAATACATGCGGGTAGAAATTCAAGATGATTTCGGAAAAGTTAATTTTATGCTTGCAAACAATCGCAGATCAGCTAGTTTAGATAACTACTTAAACAATGGTGGCAAAAAACCAAAAGAAGAGCAGATCGTCTTTATTTATGGAAGCAAAGGAGAGGATATAATCTTTGGCGAAAAAATCACCATTCTTGATGAAAAAATCTACACAAAATTATCTGAAATAAAATAATGGATCTATCTGAATTTAACCTAACTCCATCAGCGAAAAAAGCAATTGAAGACTCTCAAATTATAGCAGAATCCTTCGGACAATTAAAGGTTATAGACTTGCATTTACTCCTGTCTATCCTTGAACTCAATCACAACAATATAGATTATATTCTCATATCTAATGATCTGTTAAAGGATGGCTTCAAGAAGAGCATTGAATACGCTCTAGCTCATTATAAAGAGCATCGCAGAAAGAAAAAGATTTTTGCCCCAGAGATCAAAGAAATCTTGGATTTTGCTGCTGAAAAAGCTAAGAAATTTAAAGATGAATATATTGGAATTGATCATATCTTTTTATCTATTCTTTTAACAAGGGTAGAGGTCACAGACTTTTTAGCCTCACTTGATGTCGATATAGAAAAACTAAACAAAGATTTAGAAGATGTTATCAAATCTGGCATACCGAAGGACTCAATTCCTGTCGGCGCTGGGCAACAAACACAAACCGCGCCTGGCAAAGATGTCGGTTCTCAAATTTCAGATTGGTGCGAAAATCTAAATGAGAAAATAGCAGCTAAGGGTGAGTTCGAAATCTTCGGTAGGGATTCTGAAATCGAGAGGATTTTTGAAGTCTTATTAAAGAAAAACAAAAGCAATGTTATCTTGGTTGGCGAAGCTGGCGTGGGCAAAACTGCAATCGTGGAGGGTGTCGCAGAAAAAATTATAAAGAGAGAATGTCCAGATCTTCTGCTTCATAAAAAAGTCCTCTCTCTTGATTTAACTTCTGTACTAGCTGGCACTATATACAGAGGCCAAATGGAAGAAAAACTTAAAAGTATTTTAGAGCATCTCGCTTCTGAAAATCATTATATCTTGTTTATTGATGAGATTCACAATATTGTTGGCGCTGGCGGCAGTTCTGAGGGCAGTTTGGATTTTGCTAACATAATGAAGCCAGCACTCTCTAGAGGTAACATTTCTTGCATTGGAGCTACAACCAAAGATGAATACGAATGCTTCTTCAAAAAAGATTCTGCACTCAATCGTCGCTTTGAAAAGATTGATGTTCGTGAACCAACAAAACAAGAAACTTTGGATTTAATTAAGGTCGCCAAAACCTCCTATGAAAATTTTCATCAGGTTGAGTACAAAGAAGATGTGTTGGAGAAAATAGTAGACCTTTGCGAAATTTATTTAGAAAATAAAAAATTTCCAGACAAGGCTTTCGATATTCTAGATGAATCTGGCGCCAAAACAAAGAAGATTAATATCGTTCGCCCACAAAAGGCAAAAAATATGGAAGAAAAACTTATCGATCAAGAGTTTCAAGAAAGTGCGGAGTATGACAAATTCCACGAAAAGTATTCAAAAATCATCGAAAAATGGGGAGAAAATCTCAAAGATAAGGTTTTTTCTGTTGACATGGAACTGATATACGATATATTTGCACATAAATTAAACACTTCAAAAGAAAACATCAAAGAAGGTAAGAATGTGCCGTCATCTGGCAGAATAGGATTTTAACAAAAAAAAATATGAATAAACGTACAAATCGTATAGTAAAAGCAATCAGCGCGAGTAAGGGTCGGTTTTTCGGCCTAACAACTCGGCAGGGAGAAACCCTAAATGCACAGTTCGTGCGCGAAACGCCACGTTATGTAGTGGTTCGTGATCGAAACGCTCGACAAACCCGAAAGTTTGCGAAGACTAGTCTTCAAAAGTTTTCAATGGGAGACACGAAGATCTAAACAAAAGGCGGTAGAAATACCGCCTTTTTTGTGTAATATATTAAATGGCAGAGGGCTTAAAACTTAATTTATCTGATTTTCTCCTTAATAGAGTTGTCGGAGAATCAAAATCCTTAAAAGTTTCTTTGGTAGAAAAGAATTTTATATTAGAAATATTTTCTGAAGACCCTTATCTAAGCGAGAAGTTTCCAAACATAGAAGAGGTTGAACAAACCATAAAGATTCTTGATAGAAACTTTTTTTATGATATTTATAAATTTTCTTACAGCAACCTGAGTTATGTAATTAAAATTGGGGAAGAGGCCGATTCATTTATCTTTCAAAGAGAAAGGGACGCCCTAGAATCAATTAAAGAATTAAACCTTTCCCCTATGTTCTTTAATACATCATCTTCGGAAGAATATTCTTATCTCTTAACCTCTTTCGAACATAGTGACACTTCAAAACAATTAGGTCTTTCGTTCACTTATGAAAATATAGAATTATTAGGATCTACCTTAGCTAAAATACATAACGCTACACGACATGAAGAAAACCAAAGAGAATATTTTATAGATTCAATATATTCCTTAGGGTCATATAAAGAAATAATGGAGCCAGATATATATGACTCAATGCTAAAGACTAAATACTTTAAAAAAGGCTTACGCCTACTTGAAAACATTAAAGATTCTGTCGAAACTCAAATATTTCCACTAGGGGAAGATGTATCTTGTCTTTGTCACACAAATATTAATCCTTCTTGCATTTTAAATAGGCCTGGCAAGATGAAAATTTGTAACTTTTTTGAATCTTTTGCTATTCACCCCGCTTGGGATCTTGCTTTCACTTCTTATAAGTTGGAGTTAGATAGCCACCCATTCTATGAAAAAAAATTCTTAGAAGCCTATCATGCGGAATCCTTCTTAAAGGAAGAAGATTATAGCCTTATTTATTTTAAACAAATGGCGTACAAATTAATGCTATATAAGCTTATAGCCGCTTATTTTTATAAAATGTCTGTAGAAAACGAAGAAATGGGCAGCGTCCTTTCTTTGTTCCAAAACTATGCTTTGATTAGGGATGTTATTGAGGATGAATTTTCTGAAAGTATGGATATGTTAGACGAAATGTTTGCGCCATTTATTGAAAATCTTTAATAACTTCGGTATATATAGAATTTTGCACTTTCTATAATATAATAGTGCATGAAGCAATACGACGTCTATAAACCTAATTCATCTAATTCTGGTTGTGCTTTCTCTTTTAAAATTATAGAGACAGACAAAGAGGGTAACAAACAAAAACCTACTTTATTAGTTCAATCAATTAAACAGGCATCTTGGGATGAGAGAAAGAGAACTGGATCTTTCAGCGCAAATGCAAAAAATCCAGAAAAAAACATTTACTTCAAATTAAATGAAAATGAAGTGGGTGGGATGTTAAATGCGATTGAAAATTATACTGAGTTTTCTGCTTACCACAGCTACAACGATGATAAGACAACAATCTCCTTTAAACCTTATCAAAAGAAAAATGGCCAAAAAGCCTTCTCCTTCAGTGTTGTTAAAAATTCAACCATGAAGTTTGGGATGGGTGTAGAGCTTTCAGAAGCTAGAACCCTCAAGGCATTGTTTGATTTATTCTTGTTTAAATATTTTAACTTTTAATGAAGAAAATTCTGTTCCATTCTAATGGGGCTAAAGCACTTACTGGCTTTGGTAAAAACGCAAAAAATATTTTACGCTACCTACACAAAAAAGGTAAGTATGAAATTATTGAATTTGCCAACGGAACTCAGTGGGGAGACCCATCACTGCAATTAAGGCCTTGGAAAGCTCAAGGTTCTATGCCAAGCGACCCAGGAGTTCTTCAAGAATTAAACCAAAATCAACAAAAAGCTCGCGAAGCTGGTTATGGTGGCCTTTGCATTGATCGGGCTATAAAAGAATACAAACCTGATATTTACTTGGGTGTTGAGGATATTTGGGCTTTTGGCGGCTATTGGGATAAACCTTGGTGGAACAAAATCAATAATATGATTTGGACTACTTTGGATAGTCAACCAATCTTACCACAAGCTGTAGAAGCCGCGCCGAAAACAAAGAATTTTTATTGCTGGTCTTCCTTCGCAGAAAGAGACTTAAAAGAAATGGGTCACGATCATGTAGGTACTCTCCATGGCTCTGTTGATACAGAAGATTTTTATAGACTTGGTAATTTAGATCGCAAAAAGCTTAGAAAGAAGTTTGGCCTTGAAGATGAATTTATTATTGGTTTTGTTTTTAGAAATCAGTTGCGCAAAAGTGTGCCAAATCTATTAGAGGGTTTTAAAATTTTCAAAAAAGATTGCCCAAAAGCAAAATTGCTTTTACATACCCACTGGTCTGAAGGTTGGGATATTCCTAGATTGATTAAAGAAAAAGGTTTAGATAATAACGATATTCTTACTACATATTATTGTTCTGCCTGTAGCCAATATGAAGTACGGCCATTCACTGGTCAGGAACAAAACTGCCGCTTGTGTGGTACAGAAAAATCATCAAACACTACCAACGTAAAAGCTGGGGTAAATGAAGAGCAGTTAAATGAGATCTATAATCTTATGGATGTTTATTGCCATCCGTTTACTAGCGGTGGTATGGAAATCCCAATCTTTGAAGCTAAGATGACAGAGCTTATCACGTTGGTTACAAACTATTCTTGTGGAGAAGATTCTTCTACGCTTGAATCTGGGAGCTTCCCTCTTGATTGGTCTGAATACAGAGAGCCAGGGACCCAATTCATAAAGGCCTCAACGTATCCGTCTAGCATTGCAAAGCAGTTAAAAAAAGTTTTACAAATGGATGCGAGTAAGCGCCGCGAAATGGGCAAGAGGGGTCGACAGTGGACTATAGAAAATTATTCAACAGTTGCGGTTGGTGAAAAGCTTGAAGCTATTTTAGACGCAATGCCAGAAATCGATTACAATTTTGATTGGGATAAAGAAGAGAAGAAGGGCCTCAACCTGGAAGATATGCTTGACGATGGTGAACGTATTGCTGTTGTTATACCTGAATCCGCTGGTGATGTTTTATGGATAAATTCTCTAATGGATAACATGAAGAAGATGTACCCTGAGTTTGATATCTACGTTTTTACCAACCCTCATTTCTTTGATTATATCGAAGATCACCCAGCAGTCCACAAGGTTCTTCCATATGCGCCAGAAATCGACAATCTACATTTCCTAGAAGGCAAAGGCGATCATAAGGGGTTTTTTGATATGGCTTTTTTACCGCACTATGGAACTCAACGATTTCATAATTATCATCATAACGGATTAGACGAAACACAATTTGAACTATGAGTCATGTAGCCGAAGTATACGCAAAAGATTTGGGGGTTAAAATAGGAAAACCCACAATCACAGAACACTATCTACCAACTTCGGAAGAAGTTTATGCTTGTTTTGATTTCAACACAAGTGACAAGTTAGGTAAATATCATTATTGGGATATAGTATTATCTTTGATTGAACCTATCTTGAAAAAATCTGGAATATCCTTTCTTGAAATTCCAGAGGCAACCCCAAAGCAAAAAAACTTTTTTATAAAAAAATCTTGTTTATATTTTGGTTTAGCGAACCATAATGTGAATATTGCTGATAATTATGGGATTCCTTCTGTGTCAATATTGTCAAATGCTTATGAGAGTAATTTTAATTTATTTGATAATGCGACGGTCTTAACTCCAGATTTTTCAAAAATTAAACCCTCCTTTGGTCCGTGCGATAGGCTTAACGAAATCAAGCCAGAGCGAATTGCTCAAGCTATCCTCAATCAACTAAGCATTAAAGAAAAAATTAAATTTAAAACAGTTAAAATCGGCAGCAAATTTAACGATAGGGTGGTTGAAATTGTGCCAAACTTTTTTGGATACTCTAAACAACTTGAGGGGAAGCCTGTAAACATTAGAGGTGATCTACATTTTGATTTAGGTAATATCGCGAGTTGGTGCAAAATGTGTTTTGTTAATCTGTATATAGATTCAGTATTTGATGTAGGTTTTCTAGATCATATGCCCAATTTAAAACAGGTCATCTTTAAACACCCCCCTGAAAACAAAAGCTATGAAAAGTTTTTTAAAGTTTTAAAAAATCGCAAAATTAACGTAATTATTCAAACAAAGGATAAAGAAAATATTTCAGACCTCCGCTTGAAGTATTTTGATTTTAATGTGATCGAAGAAAAGGGTTTAGAATATTCTCCAGAAACGGTCGCTGAAATTTCATCAGGAAAGCAATTCATATCCAAGAAAAGCTTTATTTTTAATGGCGAAATGTTTTCTTCAGAATCTTCCGCAAAAAGACTTGACAAATCTAGTGACTTCGTCTACGATGAAGTCTCAAAATCAGAATTAGAAAGTTTATATTTATATGACGAAGAGTAAATTATACGGCCCAGACATCTGGAAGCGCAACGAACACGGACTCCTTGAGTCTGTTGATTATATCTTTAATGAAGATGGCTCAGTTAATTGGCGAGCTATGATTAATCCAGAACATCTGTACCCAAACAAGGATTGGTTTGAGATGCGTAAGATGCCAGTCCCAGAATCTATTGAAGGTCTTGATGATTCGCAGCTTTTGATTAAGTTGGGTGGCATCAAGGAGCTTGCAAAGCTTCGCGGCATTAATTCTGTGTCTTATGTTGTTGAAGAAAGTTCTGACGAAAGGTCAGTCGTTCGTTGCTTGGTGGATTTTATTCCAAATTATGAAACTGTTGACGAACAAGGTATTGGAGGTATTCATTTTTCTTCTATTGCTAACGCTACAATTCACAATACAAATGGATTTGCAGCTAAGTTTTTAGAGTGTATTGCAGAAAATCGCGCATTTGTTCGCGCTGTTCGCAACTTCCTTGGTATTCATATTGTCGGCGCCGATGAAATCGATACATCTAAAAACAAATCGCCCATTGTAGTACCTCCATCATCCTCTGGAGCTAAAGATATTAGCCCACAAGGGATTTTAAAAGAAAAGGTAGGTACAGACTTCAACTCGTTCTTAAACAAGCTCCGTGCGCTTTATTCTGACGGCAAGTATGAAAACGATCCAGAAGTCATTAAGTCTTGGAAGGATTATAAAGATATTCCAGCCAAGGAATGCCGTAAATTATTAAAATTAATTTAATTTACATTAGTCTCAAAGAAGGCGGAATCAACAATGGTTCCGTCTTTTTTTAGGTCAAACTTCATATTAAATTCGGGGTTGTACGAGCCGAAAATATTTGCGTTATCCACATCATCAAATGTAAACACATCGTTTTCATAATCTTCGTCTACCAAAATATATTCCCCGCTTTTTTCCACAAAAATATCTAAAGTGTAATCTAATTGGGTTAAACTAAAGACTCTGTCTTTTTTATCTACCGTCACGAATCTATATTCGACATCTTGGTAATTAGATGCCCCAGATCCGAAACCACTACCACTTATTCTTTCGTAATTGCTACTACTTGAGTGGCCCATTTCTATTTGCCTAATAATAGGCTTTATATAGACATCTTTTTTAGCATCTATAACAAAATTATACGAAGAATTGTTGCTTGATTCTGGATTCCTTAAGGCTGCTACTTTTATTGTATAGTCTCCATCTATTAATCCATTTAGTTCATAATATGTAGTGCCGTCAGACTCTCTTAAAAATTCTTTTTGTATATATGGGCCAGCTTGCTGCGATCTATAAGCTATCACCCTATAAGACGTTTCGCTATCATTAGGAGATCCTGGTATTATATTTCCAGTTACACTGTAACTTAAATCAGATCTCTGAAAAACGGTCAATTCTGGATTTGTTTGGAAACTTGGCTGAGATGGCCTATTGATTATGTTTGCTGGTATACCAATATTGTAAGTAATTTCCTCATCGTCAAAATCTTCTTGTTCTATTTTTTGAAACTTTTGTATGTTATATTCCATAGCTTCAATATCAAACAAGTTATTTTCTGCTTGTGTTTTTTTGACAATTTTGTAAGTTTGTTCTACATTATTATTTAATTCGATATTGAAAAAAGACCCAGCCTTTACCCCAGTTAGGTATTCAATATTTTCACTTCCAGTATCTAAGTATAATTTAATAGCATTTTCTTGGGTTTGAACTCCAGTCACTTCAATTTTTTGTATCTGATTTAGGTTCATTTGGTCTATATAATCAGAATTGACAACGCCACTGTATACGTCAGAATCTTCCCCAAACTGATAAACCGACTTGTATTTTACTATGTCGTAAATGTTTTCTAATTCATTTTGCCTTCTTGCGGTATATAAATAAATCCCTCCGTTTGCCCCAATTTGTATTGACGATGGGTTTACGTTATTTTCTATAAGAACATAAGGGTTATTTCCAGCCGAATAAACATCAAGTATTTTTCCATAATTAATCTCAAAATTCTTCAACTCATCATCAATTCTGATTATGTCTCCTGGCTCTAAAAAGTGGCATTCTGATGATGCTTTAAATTTTGCAATTTCTGTTTCCATTTTATTGCTCAATAAAACATATTTGCCCATTCTTTTGGCTTGAGATTTTGATGTGCAACCTATTCCGTTTAATATTTTTGTTATTAGTCCGTACTTTCTGATACCTTCTTCGTCTTCAATGTACTCAGCTTTTTGTCCGTATTGATCTTTTGCGTCCGCATACAAAACTTCTATTTTTGTAAATCTCGCAGAATTAACCACATCGCCATAATTAAATAAACCATCATGAACGTTTCCATTATTAAATATTGCGCTGATTTCTTTTTCTTTATCTACCGCAAAGTTTAAACCAACTCCATCCCAATAGGTAAATCCTCTAAATACAGATGCCATGTTCCCAATAACCTCAAAGGCGTTTTTGGCTTCATGAATCCTAAGATTACAACTAAATCTTGGCTCCAACCCTCTTGTTGCGTCTGGCAAACCATCAAAATAGCCATCCTCATCTACAGCATCACAATATTGAGCTATTCTATACAGATTGAATATATTAACATCCTCCCTATCATCTATTGAATTGCCCACCCCATAAATTGGATTAATCATTAAATCGTATAAGATCCAAGCGGGATTATCAGTCCAACCTAATTTGAAAGTTCCGTCCCAAGGGCCGTTGTAAATTCTTGCTTTATTTCTCCCATACAAAAACGTATCATCCAAATCTCCAGATGGAGTACCAACAATATCTGCGTGGAACCCCCCAACTCTATCTTTAATACAAAAATCGCGTCTTATCGTGTCGATTATGGTTCCGTCCCAATGATGAATTAATTGGTTGTTCTTTCTTATTTTTAAGTCTGATAATTTTGATAAGTTTGTGAGTTTTGATTGTGCGTTTGTTTTAGCGCCAATTGATAATGGGTTTAAATTAACATTTCCTCTTGCTGTGGTCATGGTATCTGTATCTGTACCAACTACCTCGTCTCCCGCTTTTACTTCTAGTGTATATTTTTGCCCGACCGCTTTGAGGCTAATTTCATAGACATCCAAAGCAAGAGCCTCCTTAACCTTTAAGAAGTTAGGATCCGAATTGAATCTTTTAGTTGTCCCATCGTATGTGTCAGTAAAAATAGATACACCTTGTACAGACAAATTTCTCATAGCGCCAGATCCTCCTCGGCTAGGGGTTGCGTTTTGACTGTTGACTCCCAAGATATACAAAGAAGTCATCTTTACCATTCCATTAGGGTGAGAAGCTACATCGGCTAGCGTCCCAGCTGTAAGCTCTACAATAATACTGTTGTCACTTCTATCCCTAAGCTTTATTCCAGTGGATAAATTTCCCTCAAGTTTAAATTGCACAAATTCAAATTTGGAAAAAGTCCTCGTACTAATTGCCGCTTTAGCTGGGACTTCGGTAGTGGTGTTTTCTAAGCCATTTCCATCTGTTGAGCCTACTGGGAGTCTAATAAGAGATAATTGCAATTTATTTTGAGAGGTGAATAATATCTCAAGTCTTTGAAAAGAGCCACCCGTCCACAATATATTTCCATTGGTATTGTTTTCGCCTATAAATAAATCAAACTGTATATCAAAACTAGTGCTAGTATCTATATTGATGTCATCTACATCTTTCGTAAGATTTTGTAGATCGTTTATATACTCCCAATCAGCATAAATATGCTCATTAAATCTATTAGATATATCTACCTCAAGTTCAAAATCTACACTGCTTGTAGTGGATCTGTTTATAGCAGCTTTTATTTTGTTGTTGTGTTGAAATATGGACAACCCATTTGCGCCATTATTTTCTACAATATATTGATAGGTAGATGAGTCTGTCAAAACACTGCCAAATCCAGCCCTTGCTTCAATTCCAAAGTTACTTGTCCCCAAATTTATATCTTGATCAACGTTTGCTCTTGTTGATCCATCAAAAGTTTGTATTTCTCTAAGTCCATATTGAGCGGAACTGTTTATAAACCTCTTATCACTTCCATCTGTGTTTAATGGTTCGTAGTTAGATGGTATCGCAACCAATTTACCTCTTATATCAAACTCTCTCTTGGGTTGGGTCGCGAAATTTCTCGCGTCGAAAATTGTTCCCGCCAAACCTAAAAGCGGATAACTGAAAGGCTCCCCCACAATTTCAGTTACATAACTAATAGAACAATCCCTTTGTATTAACGTTGAATCTGTTTCAAAGCTTATTTTTTCTATTTTTAAAAATCTGTTTGGAATTTTCCAATCATCTCCTGGGAATAAATAATCCCCAGATGTGTAACCAAATTCATTTATTAAAGCTTGCGTTAATTCTGGAATATCCGTGTCGTCAATTTTTAAATTTTTTAAAACTTTGTTTTTGGGTAAATCTCCAATCCCATCATATGTATCGAGATAATTAGATACCACAATACCGCTATACACAACGTCATCTTCCTGAAGAAACTGGCCTAATGCTATATTTTGCAAATTGTTCCCTCCGCTTAACAAAGACCCAACAGATCCAGTCACACCATCCTCAAACCCATAACTATAACGAACCTTTAAGGATTCTGATTTTTGAGTACCAGCGTCACCGCCATCATGTATAACATCACTCAAGCCCTCAATACTTATAGTCGGCACACATTTTTTTACATCAATTCTTCTAATTGTGTGGGTATACGGATAAGAGTCTGACTCAAGTGGTGGATTCAACATCCAGTCAGAAAAGTCTGCACCACCCCTAACATCTGAATAACCCTCTCCATCACCAGCGGTGGCGCTTCCTCCATAAGAAAGGGGTCCGTATAATTTTTTTCTTATTTGAAAATCTTGGGCGCCATCTGAATGTCCCTCCATTTTGGGTTGAGTTTCGAATCCATCCCTAAAATCGAAGTCTATATTACCATAATTGTATTGTAAATCTAGATCACTAGTATATCCTAATCCAATCTCTTGTCCAGCTATTTCTCCAACAATTGGAGACAACTGATTTGGAGATGGAGCTTCTAATGAAATCGGCCCAGTTGAATTTTCATAAACAAAAACATCATAACCATTATCCGCTCCGCTTTGTATCGCGGCTTGCGTATTTGAACTACCTTTTTGAATAAAGAATTTCCCAGTGTTGAAATTACCCCCAACGGTTTCGTCATTATCTCCAATTTCAAAGAAAAATATACCGCCGCCAGCAAATCCATCTATTAAATATTGTTTCCCTACTTTGCCAGCTTGATTTACGTCAACTACATTTGGAGAAGAGGCATAGTTACTAAAAAGTGTATCATTGAAACTTTGGTAACCATAAACAAATGGAGAAGGCACTTCTACAGCTTCTCCTCCTTCATTTGTTATCAATCTTTTTGCTTTATCGTTACCATTGTATACATCTAAATCAAATGTAGTGACATTATAAATATCAACTGATGTAGTATTAAATTTCCTAAAATTTACAGTCCACTCGTTCCATGCAATATAAGGTTCCACAAGGTAAGCAGCACCAGGATATTCATACCAGGTGGAGGATATTCTGTCCGTCCACGGAAAATCTTCACTCGTTGATGTCGCTCCAGGAATTGCTAGATTGATATCGTTTCCGTTAGTGCTAGCGATGGCGTATGAGTACAAAGTATTAAAGTGCCAAAAAAACCGTCCATCACTAGCTTCTTGTTTGAATATCTGGTAGGTATTACCGTCTGAAGCATCTACGTTCCATTTTAATGATCCATCTGACATAAGCGGTGTATCCGTCGTACCTGCTTGTATCGCTATTGTTCCAGTTCCAGATCCAACAATGGAGCCATCTCCATTACTCCATTCGACTAAAAAATTATTTACGGTGGTTGGGTCATCAGGGGGGTCGGTATTAAATACATTAGTAGTAGTTTTTATCCTTGAATATATATTATCAGTATATGGATAAATCCCAGACAATTTAAATTGAACCATACCAAATCTGCTTAAAGACGGATTTTCGTCTAAAAATTCCAGTAATGCTTGTTTATCTTGAGCTATTTCATCTTTTTTAAATTTAGACATTGGCGCATTACCTAAATTCGCCTGTTCGTGAGCTACCAATTCTCCAGATATATTATCAAAAGCTGTCTCTATATTTCCGCTAGTTAAACGACCCATCATTTGTATTTGATCAAAATCTATTGATCTTATTTGGGGACTAGCTACATTTTTACCCAGCACTGGTGTTCCCTCTAAGTGCAAGGATTCTAAGATTGAAATGTTATTAGCTTTTTTACCCTTTGCGTCAACTAGGCCATAAATAGGCCCCTCGGATACTAAATCCAAGACAGCCATTGAAGCTACAGACTGTAAAGCGTCTTGTCCACCTGCTGGTGGCTCAAGTGTGGCGGAACCCTTAATGGGTTTACTTTTTGACCTCAAATACTGCTTATAATCCTTCATCCTAATTATATTA